GATTGAATCAATGATTCGACATATCACGAACAACAATTTTCAACAGCGCAACAGGCGTTCAATCGGAAATATCAACAATGGATTTTTAACCGTTATTTCCCCGGTGTTCAATGCCGGGGAAACGGTTCAAATCACAGAATCAGAATTCAATGATGGTGTTTATGTGATTGAATCCATTGATGAAGATGGAAATATAACACTTGATCCAAGTGATTTCATCAATGAATCGGATGTACTTGTTACAAAGATTTATTATCCACCGGATGTTCAAATGGGCGTTGTTGAAATGCTGAAGTGGAAGTTGAAAAATGAACTTCAAAATAGTGGTGACACATCGCAAAGCCCTGTTTCAAGCGAAAATCTTTCAAGACATTCAGTTAGTTATCAAACAGATTCATCCGAATACGATATTGATTCAAGATTAGGTGTTCCGAAGAAATATGTTTCATTCTTGCAAGCTTATGAGAAAGCAAGGTTTTGAAAATGAAAAAATTCGGTGGAAATATAACCGGAATCATTCAAGTGAAATCCGGTAAAACGAAAAACGCAATCGGTGAATCAATTCCGAATTGGGTGAACAGTATTGAATTAAATGGATTTCTTGATTATCAAAGTGGTGATTCGAAAAATCTTCCGTTCGATACAAAAGTTCAAGAATCAACACACATTTTTCTTGCGGATTATGTGGAATTACCATCCAACATAAAATCTGATAATTCACGGATGATCATAAACGGAAAGAAATTCGATATTCTTGTGATTGATAATCCGATGGAAATGAATTATCATTGGGAAATTTATTTGAAATTCAATGGTGATCTTCAATGAGTGGCGAAGTTGAATTTATAGATAATTCGGCAAAAGTGAAAGCGGCGTTGGATAAATCCATCATCGCTTTTTTTCATGAAGTTGGTGGTGAAGTTGCTTCACAAGCTTCAAGAAGAACGCGTGTTGACACCGGACAATTGGCGGGTTCATGGGATTACAAGATTGATGAAGGTGCAAAGACCGTAACAATCGGAAGCCCGGAACAAAACGCAATTTGGGAAGAATTCGGAACAGGAATGTACGCATTGAAGGGTGATGGAAGAAAAACACCGTGGAAATATAAACATCCGAAGCTTGGATGGGTAACAACACACGGAAAAACGCCCACAAGGGCTTTATTCAATGCGTGGGAAGCTTCCAAAGGCAAGGTTGAAAAACAATTACAGAAAGTGTTGAAAGGATTGGGATAAATGACAATTGAAGCAATGGGTTTTATTTCGGAAATCCTTGAAAACGCCGGAATAAATTATGAATTTGGGCAATGGTCAAGTGATCCTGTTCCCGATCCATATTTCGTTGGTGAATATACTGAAGAATCAACTTCAACGGAAGATGGACAACAAAACACAACTTTGATGCTAACAGGAACATCGTTAACAGCGATAGCACTTGAACAGGCAAAACAGACAATTAAACAGTTATTTCCAAATGTTGGTGGAAGAATAGCGATTCTTGAAAACGGAAACGGAATCGCTATTTTTTATGATTATTCTTTGAACATTCCGATTGATGATCCGGAATTAAAAAGAATTCAAATCAACATTTTAGTAAAAGAATGGAGCGTGAATTAAATGGCAAAAGGTGATGAATTCAAGAGTTCCGGAATTACCGAAAATACGCCGAAAACAGTAATGCTTGGTGCGGGTACAATCCACAAGGGTTTGACTTTCACAGCGGGAACAGGCGGCGCGGATGGTGTTTGGAATTTTGAAGAATCTTTGATTTGTGCCACATCCGGTGGTTCAAAGCTTACTATTGCACCGGAATTTTATGATGTTCCGGTTGATGGTGCGCTTGTAAAGGTGAAGGGATTAACAGTAAAGGTTGGTGAAACAGCCACACTTGAAATCAATCCTATTGAACTTAAACCGGATATTCTGAAAATGGCATTGATCGGTGATGAAGCCGCAAGCGAAACAGCACCGGGATATAACGAAATTACAAGCCGTGCAAGAATCAATGAAGGTGATTATCTTGAAAATATGGGCTATGTTGGAAAAACCATTGAAGGAACACCAATCATCATTGTGTTTGATTATGCACTTTGTACAAGCGGGCTTGAACTTGAAGGAAAGAATAAGGAAGCCGCTGTTCCGGCGTTCACATTTGAATGTTTCGCTGATCTGACACCGGAAGCAGATGTTCTTCCGTGGCACATTTATTATCCAACACCGAGTGAATAAAGGATAATTGAAAAATTAATTTCAAAAGAAGGGAAGTGAATAATCTTGGAATTTACAATCAGAACATTAAAAGCCGCGGATATTTTTCCAATGGCAAGAATCATTTCGAAAATAGGTGTTAAGGAATTCAAGCAATGTTTTGAATCTGAAGCCGTTCGAACAATGATCAAAACAGGGGATGTTAACGCCGTGGGCGTAGCAATTGCGCTTGATGTTGGTGGGGTGATAATCGCAAATCTTCCGGAAGCTGAAAAAGAAATTTACGCATTTCTTGCAAATGTTACCGGACTTAAAGAAAAAGATATTCGTGAAGCTTCACTTTCAGATTTCGCAAATATGGTTTTCGGCGTTTTTCAGAAAGAAGAATTTGCGGATTTTATTGGGGTTGTTTCAAGATTGTTCAAGTAAACGAAACAAGATTTTGGGATTTGCTATTTTCACGATACGCAAATCCCTTTGTTTTGTTAGATCAATACATTTCTTACGGTGGTTTTGCTGAATTCGTGATGGAATTCGTTGAAATGCACAACGAACGTGAAAAATACGAATTATGGTTACACAAGGTTTGGGATAAAACATATCCGCAATTTCTTGAAATGCTTAATGATGAACCACAAAAGGAAATGACAGATGAAGAACTTGAAACAACAATTTCAAATTCGAAAAAATTGTTATCAAGTTTTGTTCCCGGAAAGGGGTAACAAATGGAACTATTTAAATTATTCGGTACGATTGGAATAAAAAATGAAGAAGCCAATCAAGCAATAGATGAAACAACACAAATTGCTGAAGAATCCGAAGGAAGAATGAGTTCCGCATTTAAGAAGATCGGAACAGCAATTGCGGCGGCTTTTGCAATCGATAGAATTGTTGCTTTTGGAAAAGAAGTTGTAAATGTTGCGGCTGAAGTTGATGCAGAAGTTTCAGCGTTCGAACAAATCATGGGTGATTATTCGGAAGAAGCTTCCGAAAAAATGGGAAAAATTGCAGATGCAACAGGAATGGTTGACACGCGATTAACGCCATATATGACTTCCATGACCGCGAAATTCAAAGGACTTGGATATGATATCGATGATGCAACAGATTTAGCTTCAGATGGATTGACAATTGCCGCCGATGCCGCCGCTTTTTGGGATAAATCACTTGATGAATCAATGTCACACTTGAATTCATTTGTAAATGGTTCTTATGAAGGTGGTGAAGCCATTGGATTATTTGCAAATGATACACAAATGGCGGCATATGCGGTTCAACAAGGAATTGTTGAATCAACAAAAGATTGGGCGGCACTTGATGAAGCCACAAAACAAGCAACGCGTTTGGAATATGCAAAGAACATGATGGAACAATCCGGTGCGACAGGACAAGCCGCAAAGGAAGCCGGACAATATGCGAATGTTCAAGCAAATTTAAACGAAAAATGGCGACAATTCAAAGCACAAATTGGTGAACCATTACTTCAAAACGTTGTGATTCCGGCAATGCAAAGATTATCAACTTTGGTTGATCTTTTATCCGCGGGATTTCAAGCGTTAACAACATGGGTGAATGAACACCAAACAGCGGTTACAGTTCTTGCGGCTGTTATTGGTGGTGCTGTTGTTGGATTGGGCGCGTATAAAGCGGCAATGCTTGCAATGTTTGTAATCCAAAAGGTTACATCATTCATGAAGGAAATGACAATTGCACAAAGGCTTTTAAATCTTGCAATGTCAATGAATCCGATTGGTTTAGTAATTGCGGCAATTGCGGCACTTGTGGCGGCGTTCGTTATTCTTTGGAATAAAAGTTCAGCTTTCAGAAACTTTTGGATTAACATTTGGAACAGTATAACCGCAAAGATATCTTCCGCAAAAGCTTCAATTTCAGCAACTTTTGAAAGTTTGAAAGCAACGGTTCAAAGTGTTTGGAATAACATCACATCGGTTATTTCTTCCGCGAAAAATAAAATTTCAAGCATTTTCAGTTCTTTGAAAAGTATTGTTTCATCGGTTGGTGCAACTTTTGAAAGCGTAAAACAAAAGATTTCTTCCGCAATGGAATCAGCGAAAAGCAAAGTTCAAAGTGCGGTTAATAAGATCAAAGGATTCTTCCCGCTTCACATCGGAAAAATCTTTTCCGGAATGAAGCTTCCACACTTCAATGTTTCCGGTGGTTCAGCACCATTTGGACTTGGGGGAAAAGGAACAAAACCATCCATTTCCGTTTCTTGGTATAAGAAAGCGATGGATAATCCGATGATCTTCAGAAAACCAACAATCTTTGGAATGAATTCTGATGGTGAATTCATGGGTGCGGGTGAAGCCGGGGATGAAGTATTATCCGGAACAAACACACTTGCGGGAATCATGCAAGCTGTTGTTGCTTCAAGTAATAATGCACTTATGAGTAAAGTTGAAACATTAATTTCAATTCTTAACGAATTCTTCCCGGAAATTCTTGAAAACGCGGAAAAGGATGTAATCATCGATTCTGATGAATTAGTTGGTTTCATATTACCAAAGGTTGATAGAAGATTGGGAAGATTGAAAATGTTAAGGGGAAGGGGAATTTAGAATGGATTTCCAAATGAGTGAAAAAATGAAAATTAAAGGCGTTCAATTTGGGAATTATCATTCTTGGAATGATCTTCTTCTTATTCTTGGTTCAAAGAAAATTGAAACACCAAAAGCTAAAACAAATTATATTGATATTCCGGGTGCGGATGGAAACTTGGATTTAACTGAATATTTCGGTGATATCAATTACAACAACAGGAAAATCACATTTAATTTCACAAGCATAATCCCACACAAAGAATTCTTGGAACAATATTCATTGGTTCAAAATCTTTTGGATGGTAAAAAAGTGAAAATCATTCTTGATGATGATCCGGATTTTTACTATTATGGGCGGCTTTCCATGTCAGATTGGGAAGCAAGTGGTGCAATTGCTGAATTTTCAATTGAATGTGATTGTGATCCATTCAAATATCGTATGTACAGAACAGCGGTTCAACATTCGATTAACGGAACAAAGAAAATTGTATTACAGAATTTGCGGAAACGTGTGAATCCAACGGTTACAACTTCCGCACCAATGACAATTGAATTCAATGATCAAGTGTTCACAGCTAATACCGGAACATTCGTATTCCCGGAATTATTTCTTACGGCGGGAAAAAACATTTTAACAATAACAGGAAACGGAAATATTACTTTTGAATATCAAGAAGGGGGGCTTTAATCAATGTATAAAGTCTTTTGCGATGATTATTTGATGTATGATCCGCGGCTTGAAACGTTGAAATTGTTTTCACCAAAGTTGGAATTGGAATTAAATAAAACCGGAACTTTCAGTTTCTTGATTTATCCGGAACATCCGTATTTCGATAAACTTCAGAAAATGAAATCAATCATCAAAGTTTATCAAGATGATGAATTGGTTTTCCGTGGAAGAATCTTAACGGATGAAAATGGTTTCTATAATGAAAAGCAAGTTTCTTGTGAAGGGGAACTTGCTTTTCTTAATGATTCCATTCAACGCCCTTATGATTTTCAAACAGGGGATAAACACACAACAATTCCGGATTTTTTCAAATATCTGATAGCGAAACACAACGAACAAGTTGAAGAAGAAAAACAATTCAAAGTCGGAAGAATTACTGTTACTGATCCCAACAATTACATTGTTCGCGCTGATTCAACATATTTGAACACATGGGAAACCATAAATCAAAAGTTGATCAACACGAATGGTGGTTATTTATGGGTTCGGCATGAATCAGATGGTGTTTATATTGATTATTTGGAAGATTTCGATGTTGCGGTTGATCAAATCGTTGAATTTGGTGAAAACTTGTTATCTTTCAAAAGACAAACAAACGGTGCTGATATCGCAACAGCAATAATTCCGATTGGTGCAACAGTTGATAATGTTCCGGTTACAATCGCAAATCTTCCAAATGAAACAACAGGGGAAATCCGAAAACAAAGTGATTTTGTTTATTCGGTTTCCGGTGTTCTTGAACACGGTTGGATTTTCAAAAAAGAAGATTGGAATGATGTAACAGAAGCTTCAAATCTGTTAGCCAAAGCAAAAGCATTGGTTGCAACAACAATCAATCAGCTTGTAACAATCGAATTAACCGCGGTTGATCTTGCAAGCGTTGATAAAAATTTTGAAAGTTTTAAGCTTGGAAAATATGTTCAAGTGTACACAAAACCACATGGAATTAATAACTATTTTCTTGTAAAAAAGCTTTCAATTCAATTCGATAATCCACAAAATAATTCGTTAACACTTGGAACAACTTATTCCGCATTTACAGAACAAACAGAAGGTTCAACAATTGATTTGAATGAACTTTCCGGTTCGGTTGCAAATCTTCAAAATTCTGTTTCAAACATTTCCGGATCAATCGGAAATATTGATCAGACAATCACCGGAATCAACAATTCAATTCAAGGAATCAATCAAACAATCAGCGGTATTGAAACGGCTATTACACCGGGCGTAAAGCAAAACGCAATTCTTGGAAACAATTGGGTGAATTACGGAAATGATTTTGAAGAAGCTGTTTATTGGCGTAATTCAACAGCCACAATTGAATTATCCGGAATGATATCCGGTGGAACAGTTGATGCAAACACGGTTCTTTTCAATCTTCCGATTGGATATAGACCGCGTGCAATTGAAAGATTTCAACTTCCAACAATGGGTGGTTTGTGCTTGATTGATATTCTTCCGAATGGTGATGTTACTTTGATAAGCGGTGGAAATGCCGGATGGATAAGTTTAAGCGGAATTGTATTCCGTGCAAGTTAAAAGAATGGAGTTGATAAAAATGAAGTATAAAGTTTCTAAAGCAACAATAATCAGAACAGCAATTTTAGTTCTTGCAATTATTAATAA